AAAGGAAAACCCTTTAGACCTCGATCTACTCTCACCCTCTGCGCTAGTGAGACAAACTATGCAAAAAACGCATAACCTTGTAAATGAGAATCATTCGCATCTAGATCAAACACTGTATGGAATCACAGTAGGGTTTACCCTAATAGGGTTTCTACCTACGGGTTTACCCTTAAGGGTTAGTACGTAAGGGTAGGGTTTACCCCCCCATGTGTAAAAGTGAGGGGGTGCTGTGGCAGGGGACACAAACACACATCAATCCCACAATCAATCAATACACCCCCCTACCCCTATCCCCACATACAACCAACCCTTCCAAAAAATTTTTTATAGTTTAGAATTTGTAGACATTAAATCAAGGAGAAGATATGGCTGGATTTCCTATGAGGAGAGCGTTGGAGAAGAAGATAGAGACTCTGGGGGGCATTGAGTTCGTTACGGCACACATAGCACAGGGAATGACTATTGGACGCTTGGCAGAGTTTATAGAGTGTTCTAGGCCCATGCTTTCTTTCTGGATAAACCATACGGATGAGAGAAGAGATGCGGTACTTGCAGCTAGGAAGCTAAAGGCTGAGAAACTGGCAGAAGAGGCTTTAGAGATTGCTGATGAAGCAGATGAGACAAGTAACAGTGGAGTTAATAAAGCCAGACTACAGGTAGACACCCGTAAGTGGATGGCCTCTAAGCTTGACCCTGAGAACTACGGAGACACTGCCAAAACCCAAGTTAATATCAGTTTGGGTGATCTGCACCTCCAAGCTCTTAAGCATATGGGTCAGGCTGAAGTCGTAACCTTGGAAAACAATGGCTCATAATCCTTTTATCGAGTTCATAAAGCTTTACAGAAATGATCCTGCTCTGTTCGTCAAAGAGGTCCTCGGAGTAGAGCCTGATGATTGGCAGAAAGACTTTCTTAACGCTGTCGCTACTGGTGAGCGTAAGATTTCAATCAGGTCTGGTCACGGAGTGGGTAAGTCAACCACCGCTTCTTGGGCAATGCTTTGGTTCTTGTTGACCAGGTATCCCGTTAAAGTAGTGGTTACTGCACCTACTTCTGCCCAACTTTATGACGCTTTGTTTGCCGAGCTAAAGAGATGGGTCAAAGAACTACCTAAACCTATCCAAGACCTACTTGATGTCAAACAAGAGAGGATAGAACTCAAGGCCAGTGCTACAGAGGCTTTCATCTCTGCAAGGACTTCTCGTGCTGAACAACCCGAAGCCTTACAAGGTGTCCACTCTGATAACGTGATGCTGGTAGCAGATGAGGCTTCTGGTGTCCCAGAGGCAGTATTTGAGGCCGCTGCGGGTTCTATGTCTGGTCATAACGCTCTAACCATACTGTTAGGCAATCCAGTACGCTCTTCTGGCTTCTTCTTTGACACACATAATCGTCTAAAAGATGAATGGTGGACTAGACGGGTATCCTGTCTGGACTCTACCCGTGTCAGTAAAGAGTACGTAGAAGACATGAAATCCCGCTATGGCGAGGAATCTAATGCCTATCGTATCCGTGTACTAGGTGAATTCCCAAGGAGTGACGATGACACGATTATCCCAATGGAACTACTTGAGTCTGCTAAACATCGAGATACAAGAGCCTATGAAGACGCTCCGATTGTTTGGGGATTGGACGTTGCTCGGTTCGGCTCTGACTCGTCAGTTTTGTGTAAGCGTCAATCCAATGTGGTTCATACACTAGAGCGCTGGAGAAACCTAGACCTCATGCAACTCACTGGTGCGGTGGTGGCTCAGTACGAAGCCTGTGACCACAAGAGTAAACCTACAGAGATTCTGGTTGACTCTATTGGCCTTGGAGCTGGTGTTGTTGACCGATTAAGAGAACTTAAGTTGCCATGCAGGGGTATTAACGTATCTGAGAGTCCAGCAATGGGCGGTACTTATCTCAACCTGAGAGCAGAACTATGGCACAAAACCAAGGCTTGGCTTGAGAAACGTGACTGCAAGATACCAAACAATGAAGATTTCATTGCTGAACTGGCGACTGTAAGGTACACCTTTACATCCAACGGCAAGATTAAGATTGAATCTAAGGACGATATTAGACGTAGGGGATTGAAATCTCCTGACATGGCTGATGCTTTTGTGTTGACATTTGCATCCGATGCCGCTACTGTGTCTTGGGGATCAAATATGTCTTGGGGTAAACCGATAAAAAGGTTGATCCGTGGCCTAGTCTGATTGCCGTTGCCATTTTAGAGCCACCTTAAGCAAGTGGCTCTTTTTTTTATTACCACAGTATGGTAGTATTGCGAAACCTATATTGGAGATTCCTATGAACATGGATGATGCTGCCAACAAGATTGGCAAAGTAATGGGTGAATACAAGCGTGGCAAGCTCAAGTCTTCTTCTGGTCAGAAGGTTAAATCCCGTGACCAAGCCGTAGCTATCGCAATGAGCGAGTCTCGTGCTATGCCTAAACGTGGTGGCAGAACTGCAACCAATCGAAGCAAAAAGTAACTTAAGGAAAAATTATGTCTTTCTTAACAAGAGATAACAATGGTAATACCATCCCTAATGTATTTAGAATTGGTACGACACAAGTTTTTACAGTAACAAATTCTAGTGTTGCAAGTACCGCTTTTGCGGCCTCAACTACTCATGTTCGAGTTTCTTGCTCATTAGGCCATTGCCATATCCAGTTTGGATCTGCACCAACAGCAAGCATTACGACAAGCCCAATGATGGCAAACAATACATCTGAAATTTTCCCCGTGGCTTCTGGTGACAAGATTGCTGTTATTAAAGATTCTGGTGTTACTGCTTCCACAATTAGCGTTACGGAGTTGTTATGAAGCCTGGACTCTATGCCAATATTAATGCCAAGCAAGAACGTATCAAGGCTGGCTCTAAAGAGAAGATGCGTAAGCCTGGCACTAAGGGCGCACCTACTGCCAAAGACTTTAAGCAAGCGGCTAAGACTGCTAAGAAAAAATGAGCGCTGCGTGGACCAGAAAAGAAGGGCAAAACCCTAAAGGTGGGTTAAATGCTAAAGGTCGTGCTAGTTTAAAAGCACAAGGCCAAGACATTAAAGCCCCTGTTAAGTCTGGAGATAATCCACGTAGAGCTAGTTTCCTTGCAAGGATGGCAGGAAATGATGGTCCTGAGTACAAAGATGGAAAGCCAACTAGATTACTTCTAAGCCTCCAAGCATGGGGTGCAAGCAGTAAAGCAGATGCTAGAGCAAAGGCTAAAGCTATTTCTGCAAGGAATAAAAAATGAAATGCCCTATCGCTACTTATGACATCAAGGCCAACTTGAAAGCCCGTAATTGGGCAATCAAGAATGTGGACTATGGTCCTGCCAACCCAGAAGAAGACAACGAAGAATACTGGCAGAACCTCGCTGATATGTGGACAGTATCTATTGATAAAGTTCAAGAGATGCGTTGCGGTAACTGCGCTGCCTTTATCCAGACCCCAGAGATGCTTGACTGTATCCTTAAAGGTATAGATGAAGAGACTGATGGCTATGCCAAAGATGTACAGGGTGCGGCTAATCTTGGCTACTGTGAGCTATTTGACTTTAAGTGTGCGGGTGAGCGTACCTGTTCAGCATGGCTATCTGGTGGCCCTATCACCAAGAAGATGACCAAGAATCAATCTAATATGTTGATGATGGCTAAGACCGAATACGACATGGAAGAAGAGGAGGACTAAATGCCTACATGGTTATCAGCATTATTTGAATCATTTGGTCCAGAAGCAGTTGGTGGATCTGAAGCTGTAATGAGTGGCGGTGCAGCGCCAGTATCTTTTGGTCAACAAGCAACCCAAGCTGTTGGCAATATGATTTCTCCGCAAATGCAACCCTACCAAAACTTCTACAACACAGCTATGAATCCAAATGCAAGCATGGCTGACACTGCTAGAAGTGGTTTCCAATTAGCATTTAATCCTAATGAAGATGAAAAGAATCTTGGCTTCAAACAAATGCCTAACGCATATGGTGGTATGGCTAACAATAATGTTGGTGGCATCCCTTCTCTATTACAGAATACTAATTCTGGAATCCTCCCTTATATCGGTTCACGATAAGGAAATAATATGATTAACGAAAATCCAATGTTGATGGCTGAGACCATGCAAGGCGAGATGGAAGGCGATGAGGTAATGTCTGAAGAGCAACTTCAAGGCGTTATCTCTGCTGAAATCTATGATGCCATTTCTTTTATAGATGATGACATTGGTGGCAATCGTGCATTAGCGACTGAATACTACTATGGCCTACCATTTGGTGACGAAGAAGAAGGCCGATCACAAGTAGTGTCAATGGATGTCCGTGATACTGTTCAAGGCATCTTGCCAAGCTTAATGCGTATATTCTTTGGTCCAGAGCGTGTGGTTGAGTTCACCCCACAAGGACCAGAGGATGTTCAGAATGCTGAACAAGCTACAGACTATGTAGACTTTATCTTCAAGCGTGATAACCCTGGCTTTAAGATCCTTCACTCTGCTTTCAAAGATGCTTTGGTTCGCAAGTGCGGTATCGTTAAATACTATTGGGATGAGTCAGTAGAAGTTAAAGCAGAATCATTCTCTATGCTTGATGAGCAGAGCATGATGATGTTGACAGAGAACCCAGATGTGGAAATCTCTGCGGTGCGTGAGTATCCAGTGCCAGGTACTGAGCCTATGAATGAAGCTCAAGGCATTATGACTCCACCTCCCATGATGTACGATGTGGAGATCAAGCGCAGAATTAAATCTGGTAAGGTAAAGATTGAGTCTCTACCACCAGAAGAGTTCCTGATTGACCGCAGGGCAAAGTCTATTGAAGAAGCTACTTTTGTAGGCCACAGGACTATGAAGACTGTTTCCGATCTAGTGGCTATGGGTTATGACTACGATGAGATGGTTGAAGTTGCTGGCAATGGTAACGACTTTGACAACAACCAAGAGTACACATCCCGCAACCCGTTTGCTGTTATCAGTACCGCAAACAATGGTGATCCATCAAGCAAGAGTGTTCTCTATATTGAAGGCTACTTAAAGGTAGACTTTGATGGCGATGGCATTGCTGAGATGCGTAGGATTTGTACTGTAGGTACAGGCAACAAAGTTCTGCGTAACGAAATTGTTGATGACAGGCAGTTTGCTGACTTCTGTCCTGATCCAGAACCCCATACCTTTTTTGGTATGTGTCCTGCTGACGTAGTGATGGATATTCAGCGTATTAAGTCTAATGTCCAACGTGGCATCCTAGACTCTTTGGCTCAAGCTATCCATCCACGCACTGCCATCGTAGAAGGACAAGCCAACATGGAAGACGTCCTTAATACTGAAGTGGGTGCTGTGATTCGCATGAGAGCGCCAGGCATGGTTCAGCCGTTTACTACTCCGTTTGTTGGTCAGGCAGCATTCCCAATGCTTGACTACTTGGATGACATTAAACAGACCCGTACAGGCATTTCCAAGGCCGCTGCAGGGTTAGATGCAGATGCTCTCCAGAGTACAACCAAAGCCGCAGTATCAGCGACTGTCAATGCCGCACATCAGCACATTGAGATGATTGCCCGTATCTTTGCGGAAACTGGTTTACGTAAGCTGTTTACTGGCATCTTGAAGTTGGTTGTTGAAAATCAAGACCGAGCAAGAATGGTTCGTCTGCGTAATACATTCGTGCCAATTGACCCCCGTTCTTGGGATTCCAAGATGGACGTAACAGTGAATGTGGGTGTTGGTGATGGCACTATTGAAGACCGAATCAATATCTTGAATCAGGTTGCAATGCGTCAGGAAATGCTGATTGAGAAGACAGGTCCTAATAATCCTGTTGTAACAATACCACAGTACACAAACACTTTAACCAAGATGTTGCAACTTGCTGGCATCAAGGATTCACAGAATTACTTTAATCAGTTACCTGCTGACTTCCAACTGCCAGAACCAGAGGCTCCAAAGCCTACGCCAGAGGAAGTTTTGGCTCAAGTACAGGCTCAATCTATTCAAGCTGATATTCAAAAGAAAGCCGCTGAATTGGATTTAGAGCGTCAGAAAATGATTATGTCTGATGATAGAGAAAGAGATCGTATTGAGCAAGATGGTATTTTGCGTAGATATGAGCTAGAATTGAAATATGG